CTGCAATCTATTGGTAGAGGATTAAGAATAGGAGACTCTAAAACTCAGATGGTTCTCTATGATATAGCAGATGATCTAAAGCATGGGTCTAGAGTTAATTTCACACTTCAGCACTTTAGTGAAAGATTAAATATTTACGGCAGTGAAGGCTTTAATTTTAAAATTTTTAATACGGAAATTTAATGGACGTTATTTTATTTTCAATCATTGGTGCTCCTAATATGTTAGCAAGAACTATTGAGGAGGATGAAGAAGCAGTCTATGTAGAATACCCCTTCTCTCTTTATAGAGAAGGGCATAATGTTATTGCTAACCCATACATGCCTCTGGCTAAAGATGGTGTTGTTATTTTTAAAAAATCACAGCTTATTAGCACATCTATCGCACCTTTGCATATAGTAAAGCATTATGAAAGCTTAGTAGAAGAATTAAAAGATATTAAATTTACTCTCAAAAAGCCGCCTGATATTAATGAGAATGTATTACCTTTTGAGAATAAGTTAGTAAAAAAATTACATTAACGGGTTGCATTCATATACTTACATTTGTATAATAGTAAGTATATTTTATTGTATTAAAGGAATAACTATGGCTGTAGCAAAGAAAGCAAGCAAGCATTATATTGATAATAAGAAGTTTTATACAGCTCTTCTTCAATACAAACGTGATGTTGAGGCGGCGAAAAACGAAGGTAAGACAGAGCCTCGAATACCTCCTTACATAGGGGAATGCCTGTATAAAATTGCTACCAGATTGTCTCTTAAGCCTAACTTTATTAGTTATACGTTTAGAGACGAAATGATATCAGATGGATTAGAAAACTGTGTTAGTTACCTAAGTAACTTTGACCCAGAAAAATCTGATAATCCGTTCGCATATTTTACTCAGATTATGTGGTTTGCGTTTATTAGACGCATTGATAAAGAAAAGAGACACCTTTATATTAAGCAGAAGACATTAGAAAACTTTTATTTTGAAGGTATGCTAGCAGAGCAAGCATTCGACGATGATAAGAGTGTTTCTGTTAATTTAGATAATGAATATATGAAGGGTCTAGTAGAGACGTATGATAAGAAGCAAGCGGAAAAGCAACGCAAGGCTAAGTCACGTCGTCAAGGAGTGGAGAAATTTTTCAATGAATAACGTTAAAATTCATCTCGTACCTCAGCCTGTTATTGATTGTGCTGAGAATCTCAAGAATAATAATCATGAGCATCTGCGCCTTAATTATATTATGCGCTTGGAAGCAATTAGAGATTACTGTGATCAGGTTCTTAAGAAGGATCAGATGCAGAAAAGTTCTAATATGTGGAACCCAAATAACTACAAAAAGAAGTCTCGTTAATTTGTGATGGTGCGCTAAATGCTGGTAGCTTTGATTACTGATACGCATTGGGGAGTCAGAAATGACTCCCTGATAATGCATAATAATATGAAGAAGTTTCTCGATAACGTTTTCTTTCCTACTCTGGAAGAGAAGAATATTACTAATATTATTCATCTAGGTGATCTGGTTGATCGTCGTAAGTATATTAATTATGTTACTGCTAAGCGTTTGAGAGAAGATTTTCTTAATAAGTTGGTGGCTAAAAGAATTAAAATGCACCTTATAGCCGGTAATCATGATACTTTTTATAAAAATACTAACAGTGTTAACGCACTTGAAGAGCTTATTGTAGGTAAATTTACCAATATCAAAGTATATACTAATCCTGCGGAAATTAGTGTAGATGGTACAGACATTTTACTACTTCCGTGGATATGTGATGATAATAGACAAGAGTCTATGGAAGCTATTCATGCATCTAGAGCACCAGTAGTTATGGGGCATCTGGAGCTTGCTGGTTTTGAAATGTATAAAGGTAATGTTAATGACCACGGAGATGATCCTAAAATCTTTGATAAGTTTGATGTTGTCTGTAGTGGTCATTATCATTGCAGGTCTAATGCTAGCAACATTCACTATCTTGGTGCTCCTTGCCAGTATACTTGGAGCGATTACAATGACTCTAAAGGGTTTCATATCTTTGATACGGAAACCCGTGAGCTTACTTTTATTGCTAATCCTTATACTCTATTTCATAAGTTTTTCTACGACGATCTGAATAAGCAGATGGACGAAGTATTACTCTTCGATTCGAATGATTATAAAGATATGTACGTCAAGGTTATTATCAAAAACAAGACTAATCCTTACTGGTTTGATCTTGTTATTGACCGCTTTGAGAAAGCAGGAGCAGCAGATCTGCAAGTAGTAGAAGATCATTTTAATCTTGATCTTGAAGAGGATAGTGATATAATTAACGAAGCTGAAGATACGATGAGTATTGTTCGCAAGTTTATTAACGGTATGCAGATTAATACTGACCGTAAGCGAGTAGAAAATATTATTCAAGAACTCTATATCGAAGCTCATAATATTGATTAAATAAAAGAATATCATACTACATGAGCAGGAAAAAAACTGGAGGTTGGGTTAGAAGAAGAAAAAATGGTAACTCAACCATAACACATAATACTAACAAAGGTACTACTCATTCTTATTCAGTAGGTGGCAAGAGTAACAGATTTACTACTTCTATTTTACCTGGCGGTAAAACAAAAATTACACGTACGATAAGAAATGGTGAATGGGTAAAAAGAGAAACACGCACATTTGGCGGTATACCTAAAATAAAAACTTCACGTATATTACGTAAGAGACATAGAAAAATATCTACTAAAAAGTCTACACTTACCTGGACAGATTTTTTTATTATAATTATAATATTGTTTATTGTATGGGGCTTATAATTGATTTACTTTAAAACGATTAGGTGGAAGAATTTTCTTTCTACTGGCAATAGCTTTACAGAGATAAGTCTCAATAAGAATAATACGACTCTTATTGTAGGTGAAAACGGTGCAGGCAAATCTACTATGCTAGATGCGCTTTGCTTTGCTCTCTACAATAAGCCTTTTCGTAAGATTAATAAGCCTCAGCTTATGAACTCCATTAATAAAAAGGATCTGATTGTAGAGATTGAGTTTGAGATTGGCCCTAGCATGTATAAGATTGTTAGGGGGCTTAAGCCTAATATTTTTGAGGTATATCAGAATAACCGCCTTCTCAATCAGGATGCGGCTAATAGAGACTATCAAGACGTTTTAGAGAAGCAGATCCTTAAGCTTAACCACAAGTCATTCTGTCAAGTAGTTGTACTTGGTTCAGCTTCTTTTGTTCCTTTTATGGAACTATCTGCTATGCATCGTCGAGAAGTCATCGAAGATCTTCTGGATATTCAGATCTTTTCGACTATGAACTCTCTACTTAAAGATAAGATTGCAAATAACAGCAATACGATTCTAGAGATCACATATCAGCATGATCTTACTTCTGAAAAGATTAAGATGCAGAATGAGCATATTCTTGCATTGCAGAAGAATAACGAAGAACAGGTTAATAAGTTAAAGCTTGAACTTCAGAACATTACAACTCGTATTGAAAACGAGAAGAACGATGCTGCTGATCTTCAACTAGAGATTACTAAGCTTAAAGGTATGATTGATGATGAGGAAAAAATTAAAGTCAAATACCAGAAAATGCTTGTACTTCAGAAACAGCTTGAAGAAAAGGTCAATAAGCTCAATCTGGAGATTGAGTTCTTCAATAATCATGACGAGTGTCCCACATGTCGCCAAGGGATCGATACTACATTCAAATGTGATACCATCGATACAAGATCAAGCCAGATTGAAGAGACGAGACAAGGTATTCAACGAATCTCTAAAGAGATTACAGATATCCAAGATAGAATATCTGAGATTGCTGAGATCTCCGGGAGCATCACTGAACTTAACATCAGAAGTATTACTCACAGTAACAACGCTAATGCTCTTTACCAGCAAGCAAAAAAGACTGTAAATGAGATTCAAGAGTTGCAGCAAAAAGGTGAAGATTTTGCTATCAACGATGATAAGATGAAAGACTTAGAAAATACTCTAGAACAGCTTGTCATTCAGAAGAGTGATCTGCTTAGAGAACGAGACGCTTTGCAGGTAGCATCTATTGTACTTAAAGACAATGGCATTAAAGCTCGTATCATTAAGCAGTATATTCCTGTTATCAATAAGCTAATTAACAAGTATCTAGCAGCACTAGACTTCTTCGTTATGTTTGAGCTCGATGAGAACTTTAATGAAACAATCAAGTCACGATTCAGAGATGAATTCTCTTATGCATCTTTCTCTGAAGGAGAGAAAATGCGTATTAATCTCGCAATTCTATTTACTTGGCGCGCTATCGCTAAGCTTAGGAATAGTGCTAGTACTAATATCCTTATAATGGATGAAGTACTAGACGGCTCATTGGATAGTAATGGTACTGATGAGTTCCTAAAAATTATTAGCAATCTCGCACAAGATACAAATACGTTTATTATTAGCCATAAGGTTGATCAGATGAGTGATAAGTTTGGAAACGTTATTCGTTTTGAGAAGCATAAAAACTTTAGCAGAGTAGCAGCATGACCGAACACAGTGATGATTATAAAAAAGGTTGGTTTGATGGTTATCAAAAAGCCTTTGATATGCTTGTGCATTTCTGTGATTTATACCCAGTAAAATATCAGCCAGACAAAATTACATTTCAAGCTAGGTGTGACGTATGTGGTAGAAGTTTTGTAGATGCTACCGGCAGGCCAATCATAATGAGTTATGTCTGTAACGATCAACAATGTCCGTATCCTCGATAGGTAAACAAATGACAGAAGATGAAGAAGATGATGAAGCAATGCTACTAGTCCTAACGTATCTATGGGAACAGAAACAGCTTGGAAGATACGAAGTCTACGAACGGGAAGTATGTGAAGCTCTAGGATTTGAGTGGGATGGTGGCCCTAATAGACTGTTAACTCTT